GCTCTGTAGCTCTTGCAACGGCGGCAGACTCAAGTGCCTGCGCGCTTTTCTGCGCCCCTGCAACTGCTCTTTGCTCAATATCCTGCTGGCCCTTTTGCACAGCTATATTGGCTTCGATTGCAGCCTTGTCACGGAGGAACTGCAATTCAGCCGCGTTTTTCTGCGCTTGGAATGTCAACTCTGCTGTGTTCTTAGCAGCCATGAATTCAAGCTCTGCGGCTTGCCTCTGAGCCTCCAAAGCCATAGACGCCTGAGCCTTCTGCTGCTCAAGCTGTAGTTTGGACTGGTCACGCTGCTGCTCCATAGCCATTTCAGTTTCAGCGCGTTTTTGCTCCGCTTCCATCTTCTGCTGTTCAGGGCTAGGCGGTGGCGGTTGGTTGGCTGCTTCTGTGGCTGCTTTTATAGCCGCATCAATCATGCCTTCAAGCTCCGACGAACCCTTGAATCCGACGCTGGCAAACTTGATAATTTCCAGCATCAACGGACCCATCGCAGGTACGGACTCAACAACCGTCATTGCGCCCTGTATGAACTGGCTCAAAGTGGATACGAATTCCATGCGCTGAGTCTGCTGCAAGCCCCAATCGGCTTGGGTCAGCGAATCCGTTTCGATATCAATGTTGTATTTCAGCAGGGAATCGGAACGAAGGACCGTCATTGCTTGCTGCACGAAAGCCATATCCGGCTCAGGGATGGTTCCGACGATAGCTTGCAGCTTTTGATCGCTATACATTTGTACCATTAATTCGCCCATGATTCGCAGAATATCACGGACAAAGAATGATACGTCCCTCTGATAAGCGTTCATGCGTACCGAAGCGAACTGTGCTTTGATTTGTTGTGCCGCAGCCGTTTCGTATTGGTTGGTTGAACCACGGACTATATCGGCCATACCCGTGACTTCAAACAACTGATTTTTCATGAAGTCATAGGTAGCGATAAGCTGCTGTAGGACAGACGTAATTTGGTCAACTGGGAACCAATCAATCGTTCCCTTTACTCCCCCCTTCTCTGCGAACATAGCCCAATTGTCAACAGGGATCAGCTTGTTTTCCGTACCTCCTAACATGCGTTGTAGTTCAGGCGAGGCCGAGTCATATACGCCTGCAACCTTCACCGCTTCAATGATGAGGTTGATTCGGGCATATAGAATGTCCATTTCCATGTACTGATCTTGCGCGATATAGTAATCCGGCAAAGGCAGGAACTTGGAAGTTGGTGGCGAAGCAATCAGCGGCTTCGGACAGGGGAAAAAGTCTATCAATTCATAGGGGTCTTTCACCCGATCAAGGACTTCCCCTGTCATGGTCAAATGCAAGACTTCGCGCTTGGTCTTATCCCACATCTGAATGACCGAGGTCTTATTCTCGTTAATTAGTTCAGAAGAAATGCTGATTGTGGCATTGGAGGGATTCTCTTTCTGCCCGATAGCAAAAGCCTTCCCCGGCCACTTCCTTTCGGCTTCCTCGTTGGACATATGCAGGATACGGCCAGCCCATGTGACCTGTTCCCATGCCCGTTTCGGCTCATAGATAAAGTCCTTCCAATAGACGATATCCACGGTCATTGATTCAGGGGTTTGACCGTTGGGCGGCACGAAAGTAATCCATGTGACTCCAAGGCCGGGAACTAGCCGGTCCAGAATCGCAGCCTTTACTGCCGAGTCAAACCATTTGGCACAGTGAATCTCGTATGACAGTCCCCTTTCCATGATAAACGCTGCCACACGCGCTGCATCATTTTCAGAGTCGCCTTTATGTAGGCGAGACACTGACGGCTTCGGAAGGCTGTTATACAAGCTCTCCTTGATAACCGTAGTGTTACTATAAAAGAGATTGACTTTCTTGACCCCTGATTGCATCATCGAAGGGGCCATACTTGCTTCCGATTCGCGGTCGTCTTGATACCGCGCTTCGATCTGTGTTCCCCGGTCATGAAACTTCTGGGAAAACTTATTCCATGCCTGAATCCGCTTCGGCCACGGATTCTTTTCGGGTTCTTTAGGCTTTTGGGCGGTTCTTTCAGCAGCCATTTCAGACTCTCCTTTGTGTCCGTGCTTCCTCACGGTCTTTGAACAGATTTTCAAGGTTCAAGGCGCGTCCCAGAGGGGTATTGAAATGGGTTGGGCCGCGTGCTACCGTTGTCCTATTCCTATTGCAATGTTCGGTGACACTCTTGGACAGGGCCAACATTCTAAAGCCGTCTGCGGGGTGGGAGTTCTCATCATGCTCAGGTTCGGCCTTAAAAACCTTGGCCTCATCGTCCCATTCATAGTGATAGGCTTCCAGACGCTCTAACCCCTTGACAACGTGCGGATTCCCGATATTAAACCATACTACGGGTATCATTGCACGAACCGCTTGAATTCCAGCGGCTACCCGGAAGTTCGGCACTATATAAGGAGTGAGTTTCCGGGCAATGAATCGGTCTTGCGCGGAATACTTGGTCGCAAAGGTCTTGTTCTTGGCATCATGGGGCAATGCAGGGGTGCCATAAGCATAGGGAAGTTTCTCTAGCTTATCCAGCCAATCGTCTGCGTCACTTCCGACCCCCTCTAGGAAGTCAATTATGCGTACTTCCCCGGCTACAAGTTGATAGAACCATATTGCGGTCGCATCGCGGTGGCCGATATCCCATGCCGTGAATACGGGTAAGTCCTCGATAAATGGTTCGGGAAATTCGATCTGCTGGTGCTCAAAACGGCCAAGCAACTTACCATAGATGCTGCCGTAGTTGATACCCTCCCAACTGCAATAGTATTCTTGTTCGATAATCTCATCGGCAACGCCTTCATCGCGCTCCGATTGAATGTTCTCGGGAGTGATGATACGCCGACCATCGTTTCGGAAGGTGTCGTTGACCGTTTTCGTGCTAGTAAACCAAGCAGACGAGTTTTGAACGTTTTTCCATTGCTTATACGCATGATTTTTGCCTCGGGGTGTGGTAATGAAAGCGGCAAAGCCGCCGTTCTCAAGGAGGATAGGTCGAACGAAGTCCCATGCAGCAGGGTCAGAGAGTGCCCATTCCGAGAAGATAACCCCTATCGGGTTGGAACCGACCAAGCTATTGTAATTGTCGCTGCCTACTACCTGATAAAATGACCCATTTCGCATCCTCAAGGTCATTTCGTTTTCGTTAGAGACTTCTACCATCTCTTTCGGGAAGGCTTGATTGATAATACGCCTGCCGCCGTAATCAATGCCATTCCATATGACTTTCCGGCCCTGATTAAGAGTCGGAAGCAAGTGCCAATAGGTGCCTACTCGTAATTGAGAGCAAACAGCAAGGCCATTGATACTGCAACTATCCTTGCCTGCGCGTCGGTGCCATGTAAGGAAGGCCCGTTTCCCCATAGGGAAACCTCCATCCTCAAACAGATAGTCAAAAAACTCCCGTTGGTGGGCCATAGGGAACCAATCATTCGGCAACCTCACGTTTTTAGCAGGCCGGAAGTCTCTCATTTGTAGATTCCCGGCAGATGCCTTACGGCCAGGAAATAGAGCCTCCCGTGAATACTGCACCAGACCCCTTTGCCGTCAACCACCATTTTCCCCTCAAGGAAAGCGGCCCTATACTCAGGGTTTGACCATGCAAATATCCACCACTTTTTAGCCCACGGCGGGGTACTCATTGGTCAATTACCTTTATGTTGAGTTTCTGCGCCTGTTCAGGGGTCAACATATCGGAGAAATTGATCTGGATATTGACACCGGGACCGCCTGTTCCTTTTTGTTCTTGAGCGCCGCCAAAGTGTTTGAGAATCGAAGTAAGCTCTGGGGCATGGAACTTCCGCTTGCGAATGTGACTACCTTTAGAGGTCACAATATCAACCATTTCCTCACCCAAGAGCTTTGGCATGATTTTCATTATCTGATTTTCCACCCACTGATCGTTAATCAATCGGTGTGCCGCTACCTCCTTCTGCAAGTCGCTGATATATGCCCTTACAATCGGGTTGTTATACATCTTCTGTGCCATAGGCACGGGAATGTCCATTAAACGTGCGATCTTTCGGAGGGTCGTGCCGGACAAGACAAACTCAAGGGCAAATTGCCGCTGTAGGGGGGTCAGGTCAACGTACCCCGCGTTACGAGCAGCCAGTACCTTTCCGCCGATGATCGCAGGGTTTTCTTCCATCCCGTGCATATCATCTATCCACACAGCGGGGAATTGCCCCCCGTTTGTCTTGAGGTCAGTCATTGTAGGTTTCTCTTTATCGGGAAAAGCGGAACAGGGCCACATTTCAGGCCAATTAGAATCGCATCCCCGCAGGCTTCTAGTTGGCTTCTAAATGCAGCGTCCGTGGTGCGCTTTGCTTCGGGGGTAGCGAAGGCACAGTCAAAGCAGACCTGTTCACCCCTAGGACCGTAGGGGCGGCAATCTGCCCTCTTTCCACATGCGTAGCAGATTGGATTAGTCATGTTCCAGTCCTAGTTCCGGTATCGGGCCGTTTATCAACCCTCGTTTGATAGCTTCGCGTAGCCCTGCTTGCACACAGCGCATATAGTCAACGTCAAAGCCCTTGTGTTGCC